CCAGAGCTACCAATCTGAGCAGAGTTGTTACCGTTATCATTTAAGTCCGTCTCTTTTTTTAGCTTAGCTGACGAAGTGACATCTTTTATCCACTCAACTCCAAGGTTAATAATGTCTGCTAATTTTAGCTCAGCCTTTACCTTAATCTTTGAAGAACATACTTTTGTGGTATTTTCTTCCTTATCAATATCGCCAGACTGCTCTACCTTTGCAAAGCGAGACGTGAGCATATCGTAGTGGTCAAACACCTCTAATGGAGATTCGCAAGCGTGAAATCCTCTTTCACAGCACTTAATATCTCCGTCCATTTCGTACTCCTTACCGACTTCATACTGAAAGTCACGGCACTTTAAATTCTTGTCAAAGCCTTTGTAGGCGATAATTTTCTTTTCCATATTGATTTGGTTTAGTTAATCTTTATAATTCTCCTCGAAGTGAGGACACATCCCAGTATCTTCTTGGTACTTCTCTTGCACCCACCACATATAAGCATCGGGAGGGTCTGGAAGATACCGCTTACAGTAGTTACTTAATTCGCATCCCACGCCCCTGCAATAGGCGTAATCTGCATTGATATTATTCGACATAGTTACTTTCGGTTTGAATCACCCGTTATCGTTACTCTTCTTGTGATAGCGTGAAGCCTATCAACCACTCTGTCTCCATACTTAGCTTTCAAATGGTCTTCGTCTAAGTTGGTAGAGAACATTAGTAACTTGCCGTCCCTTTCCGCTGCATCAACGAGTTCTGCAAATGGCATTCGCTTATTGCCGTAGATATTTGATACATCCTCAGTTCCCACGTCGTCAATGTAGATAATGTGATATCGCATAATATCATCGGGTGACTTGTTGAGTTCGTTTGCCGTGCAGATTGTTACCACTTTTCTATAATAGTGGTAAAGAAGTAAAGGAATAATCCTCATACCAATTAGCGTTTTGCCAACACCGCAACCACCAACTAATATTAATCCCTTTCCTTTGTTATCAGTGAGCCACTGAACTATCTTCTCATAGTCAGTGTTCCACTTTGCAGCATCACCACAGAAGTACTTTAATCCTCCTTTAAGGTGCGTTTCTGCATTTGGTATGCTGATTTGCACCTTGTCGGGCAGTGGCTTATACGTTGTATCTCGTAACCGCTCAATGGTGGATTTGAAGTCTATTTGTTCCATTTACCAATCGCTATTCTTATCGTAGTTCATTTCAGATGATTTGAGGGTGGTAGATGGAGTCGATGTTTTTAGTTCAAACAATCCGCTCCAATTATTTGTCATACTCTGTTCGATAATAAGCGTTGCCTTCTCTGCATTACCATCGCTATACGCTTTCAGTTTTTTATAACAAAGCTCAAGATCACATTGACGTTTGTACATTTGGTTTTTAGACCGTTTATATTTAAGCCATTCCTCAAACGATTTTTGAAGATTTGGCTCAACAAAAGAGTAGTCAAAAGGATTCTTCTTTGTCGCCTTTTTCTCTACCTTTTCTTTGTTACCTTTTTGTTTCGCTTTTGTTTCACAAGCATCAAGAGTTTTCTTGTAAAATTCGTAATTACAAATACTTATCAAGCTGCCCCCTTTGTTACCTTTTTGTTTCGTTTTTGTTTCACAAGCACCAAGGGTTTCCAACTCGTTAAGCGCATCAGAAACTCGCTTCGTGCTTAATTCGTTATCCTCTGCCATCTGTCGAAGCGTGGTCTTAATATTACCATCATTATCAGATATGAAAAGCAGATAGAAAAAGAATTGTGCAACCCTATGAGATGAAAATTTCTTGTACAATTCTTTAGGAATATTCATGATCGATACATGTTTGTGGATGATTTTTTCAGAAAAGGAATGTCTTTCGGTGTACCTGCAACGATATTACAGAAGAACATACCATGTTTATTACCACAATGCGACCACCAGTGACCATCTTTTAGATGTAGCGTAGATTTATCAATATATTCCTCTATACATATATGCACATATCGTTGCCATTTTGACTTTTTTGCTTTTCCTTCTACATACGCTTTGCAAGCTTTTTTAATCTTGCGTGGGATTAGTTTACTCATAACTTTATCTCGTTTCGTTCTAATAATTTTCTGAATATTTGCTCTTTTTCTATATACTTATAAGAGAATTTCTTTCTCATTTCTTTCTTGCTTTTACCGACTACCATTTGGCAACCATTTACCCCTATAAAGCAAAAGTTTCTGTGGTGCCTTCTGTTTTCTTTTAAGGCAAATCTGATTTCCAAATCGCAATACCTGTAACTATCATTTTGTACACCCTCATATCCATTACTTATAATAAAATGACCGAGTGCATTTGCCTCTTCTTCTGAATTACATAGCGTATAAATTCGTTTCATATCAATATCTGAATTTTGTAAAGTGAATAATCGCCATCGGTTTTGAAAGGTCGTAGCAACTAAACCAATCAAGCCAGTCAGCAGGGTGCAGTCCATCATTTTTAGCGACAGAAACATAGCTATGTCGATGGTCTCCGACAATACACTCTGAAAGATCATTTGTCAATTCCATTAACTGAATACCCACACCGCTTCCTGCTGTTAGTGTTGCAATTTCCACCTGCTTGCTCCTATACGGCTTGCCCGTCCACTGTCGAATAGATAATACAGCACGTCCCTCCTGCACTTCCTTAATGCGTTTCTCCCACAGAGGGTAATTCGCCCTTATAGTGTGTATCTTCGCCATGGACGGAGTATCATAATCTGTAAGCCCCTGTCCAAGTAGGAACTTCTCTTTGAAATGCGTCTCTTCTTCTGCTCGTTTGTGATTAGCAAGAAAATATCTTGATAGTGTGATTACGTATGTTTTCATAATTCATTATTTTTATTCTGTTGGTAACTCGGGTATCTCCATCCAATATTTAATATCACTTTGATAACCAACTGTGTCCCAATACCTACTATCAGCTTTATATTTACAAGTATGGCAATATCCATTCTGTGCCATAACTAAATAGCGACCACTTTCCTTAGGTAAATCACCATCTATATTTTTGTGCCAACGGTTTGCAGGATGCTCGTCTGCCCACGTTGCGCCATCCTCAAATCCACATTCGACATCATCAAGGTCGCAATTAAAACAACCATAATTTTCAGTATATTCAGACGCTGCTTTTTTAATTTTTTCTTCTCTGTTCATAACTTTAACTGTTTTTTAGCGCAACTGCTACGCTTCCGTTATACATAGTATTTTCTACCTTGAAGATTTCGTCATGGTATCTTTCAACACCAGTCCAATCTGTATCTTCCATTACCACTTCAACATCTCCGTACTTTTCGTACATTTCTTGAAGTCTCTTTTGTAATTCTAATATTGTCATATTCTCTATTTTAAGTATTTCATTGGATTAATCACTGCATCGCCAATACGTGGCTTGAAGTGTTCGCATTTAAGTAGGGAACTTGCCACCTCACGCACCTTTGTTATCGTGCATTCTGAAACAATGGGATTGATGGGTATTGAACGCATGAGATAACCAAATTTGCAATCAAAGCATCTATGTGCTTCTAACTTTCTTGATTTACCCATGCTTCTGTACACCTTAAATACCCTGCCTTGTATGCTTCCGTCAAAGTAGCATCTTTATTTGTATTAGCCCATTCTGTGGCTAATCTATCAAGTTTATTGTCCATACTTATAAGGTTAAATGTTATCAAACAATATTGGTAATCTTCTGAATATCTCATTTTCGGGAGTATGAAATTCTTTGTCCCATTTCCTGCCTAAGATTGTAAACATTGACAAATCTATATTTTTTAGGAACTCTTCAAAGTTAACCTTTTGACTATCAAATATCATCAATCGGTTAGACTTCATAGAAGATAAAATCTTATTAAACATCTCATTTTTGAGTATATTTTTTAGTGACACCCAATCACTAACATCTTTTGGTGCTATGGATACCCCATCAAGTTTACCAATCTCAAACCAATTGAGATTGAGATAATTGTATAAGGCATATCCTGACGTATAAGCATATAAATTTTTAATATTAGGATATTGTCCTCTTAATCTGCCTATAAATTTATATAATTCGTTATACAGAAAAGGGTCGCCGCCTGTCAGGCAGACAGTATTAGCAGATTTCAGTTCGGCAACCGTAACTACGGGCAATGCCTCTATATCATAGAGCTTGTTACAACACATCGGGCATTTCTTGCCACACTCATTTATGGTGTATAAGTGGATTATATTTTTCATATTCTTATTCCTTTCTCATCACTCAATTTCTTGACTAATACTGAATAATACTTAATCAGCTGTTCAAGTTCAAAGCAAGACCACTTCTTTGTCTGATGTGCCTTGACCTCTAACATCTGAAACCGCTGTGTCCCTATCTTTCGGATAAGGTTTTCACGATACCCGATAAGGTGGTCGGCTGAAAATCTATTACAAAATCTACATTCGCTATTGCAATTCTCCTCATCGAAGCGAGTTGACATGTGCCGTCTCGAATGATAATGCCCACAGTCGGATTGGTCGAAAGGCTTTATCTTTCCGCACGATATACATCTGAATGTGCCGTTAGGGAAAGCGTCTCGCAATCTGATATACTGACTAAAGACCTTATCAAGTTTTTTTACCAAAGTAGCTTGGCTTGCTTGCCGTTTCTTTGGTTTGTCTGTTTTCTTTTTCTTCAAATAATACATAGTCAATGTAGGCGGACTCGAACCACCACTGACAGAACCAAAATCTGTTGTGCTACCATTACACCATACATCGTTTTGCCCCACCGCTGTGAGGCTGTGAAAATAAACTATTAAAATTATGAGTTACAAAAATTGTGCTTTGGGCAGGACTCGAACCTGCATAAACAACGTACATAGCCTTACACATCATGTTCGTTTGACTATCTCTTTAACTTGTTGTTGCGTCTACCAATTCCGCCACCAAAGCAAGTGTGGGGACGCTTCCCCACGAGCTGAACAATTAAAAACTTATTATGAAAAAAAGTGAGTTACAAAAACTCCTTACTTCTTTCGATTTCTATTTCCATCTGCTGAATGAGTATTGCTTCATCTGCCGATGGTATGTATATACCTGCTTCTTGTGCAGCCCAATTTCTGAACCTTTCTATTGATAAGCTAAACTCACTTGTATCAAGGTCGGCACTGCTTCTAAGCACCTTTATCCTGCCTAAGTACTTATCTTCCTTTTCACGGATAAACAAGTCAGGGTTTACAAGTTTCTTGTAATACTGTTGCTTGACCCATTCAAGAGTATTACCAGTCTGCGTACCAAAGTAAGCAAGGATAACGTGCAGATACTTATTCTGTGGTAAACTCCTTCTTGGCTTTTTCTCGGTCAAGTCTACGATTACCCCACTCTCGGCTAACTTCTTAGCACGAAGTAGGAAGTTAGCCTTATCGAGTGGGTTTGATGTGTTATAAATCATTAGAATGGGGTATCATCTTCTACTTGTGGGGGTTGATAGGCGGGCCGCGTGGGCTGCTGATATTGTGGCTGTGGTGGTTGCGGTTGATTATTTGGCTGCTGCACCTGCCGAACATCTATCTTATAAGGTCGAACGTGCACAAAGTATTTTACTTGTCCATTCGGTTCTGTTATCTCGCTACCCTGCAAGTCAAAAGATACTGTAACAACCTGCCCTACTTGGATATTATCAAGTAAAGACATTTTACTCTCCATAAAATCAAAAAGGATTTTATTCTCATATTGAGAACGCTCACCTGTAATGCCATCATGTGGAGTACAATCTAAATAAAGCGAACGCTTTGTGAAAACCTTTCCACCTTTTGACTTTAATTGCTGTGGCTGCCCTACTGTGAGGACTACACCTGACTTAGTATTTGCCATTGTCTTATCTGATTTGTAATGATTCACTAATGTTTGTTATCTTCATGCAAGCTGCATACGCTTCGGGATATTCCTCCTTGAGTTTCTTCTTGTCTATATCCTCACGGGTGCTTGCTGCCTTACGTGATAGCGTGATGTATTCACCCTTGTATGTTTTCACATCATTCTCTTGCATGAGTTTCAAAAGCCCCTGTGAAAGTTTATCCTTCTGTGCATTAAGCTCTTTTATCTGCTGTACGAGC